ATATCTAATCTTAAATCACCTAGTCTCCAACCATAATCAGCAGATGAATTAGATACTTTGATAGCACATTGCCTGCTTCTTGCTCTAGTATTTGTAAATGTAGAGTCAGGAGTTACTGATACTGTTGATAAAGTAGACAAATCTTGTAATGGATAATCTCTACCTTTAATTGTTATTGTTACATCATCTGTAGTAGATTTTTGGTCCCTAAATTCTATATCAGGTATTATCTTATTTACTGCCATATATTTTTCTCCATCTGGGTCTAAATCAAAATCACTTGATTCAATATATGCAGTAAAGTCACTACCATCATTACTATGTCCTACTTCATGTGCGAACAAGTAGTTATTATTATTTGTACTACTATTTTTACTAGCTGCTATAGGGTTATTTAATATATGAGCTTCATCCCATGCAGTTCTAACAAAATCATCTGTTGTAGTGCCTATAGACCAAACTTGTTCTAAATAGTTATACATTACATATTTATCTACTTCTAAACTATCTCCTGATGGATAGAACCACATAATTTCATTAGCAATGTTATTAACTGCACCAAACACTTTAAATGCTTGACCTTGGTTTAAATCACTTAGTACATAGTCTAATACAGTACATGGTAATCTTTGAGCACTACCTGCATATGTATAAAATCCACCATTGTCCATAAAGTAAACTTGATTATTAGCATTAACTGCTGCATTAGGAGATATTAAAGATGGACCATTAGCAACTTCATTAAATGAAAATACAAATGGTGCTCCTACAAATCTCATAGAAACTATACCTACATCAGTCCATATAAGTATTTCTTGTCTTGTTCTTAAGGCTCCTATTATAGTAGAGCCCATTGATAGTTGTACTCCACCAGCTTGATTAGTTGCTGTTGGTGTCCAATCAGTAATACTTTCTGTATCTGAAAATCTAACTAATAAAGGGTCTAAATTAGAAGAACCTATAGGATTACAACCAAATGCTATAACGTGCTTGTCTACATCTGATAGCATAATTTGAAATGTTTTTGTTGGCACATCACTAGCACCACCTAAACTTGTAGCATTTACTGCTCTATTATCAGTACCAGCAGATTCATCCCAATAAAAAATACCACCAGACCTAGGATTTAATATAGTATCATCACCAAAATTATCTATTGACCATAATCTTAATTGATTACTTGATACTAAATTACTTGTAGAACCCCAAGCACCTGCACCCCATGTACCTGCACCCCAACCTGTAGATTGTACATATACATCTAATCCAGAATTTAACTGATAAGCTCCATCTACACCAGAGCCACCATTGCCAGTATCACTAGAATTAGCTGTTGCTGTAGCTGTAAATGTATAAGTATTAGCAGTAGGTACTGAATCTATTTGATATTCTTGATTTAAAACTGTAGCTGTTATATTGCCGCCTAAACTTACAGCTTGACTAAATGTAACAAAATCTCCTGTAACTGCACCATGAGAAGTATCAGTTGCTGTTATAGTAGTGCTGCCATCAGTAGCAGAAAAAGTAATAGCATTAGTCGCTGTTTCTCGTATGGGGGTAACATCATTATAACTATTTCCTTCTAATACATAAAATTTTTGATGTGTTCCTAAGGTAATATAATCTGTACCTACAGAAGCTTTATATGGATATATTTTTCTACAAGTGCCTATAAAACTATTTGTGCTTTGTTTTTCCCATCCACCTATTCTTTCAGGTCTACCTTTTCTAAATCTAACTTTATCTGCATCAAACCAGCCACCTTCGTTACTATAATTAGTACCTTCTTTGTTTATACCTGGTTTAAATACATACTTTCTTAATGGCATTATTTATACCTCGTGCCATTCTTTACCTTCAAAAAGTAAGGCTTCTGCTTCTCTTCTTCTGATAAGTCCTTGTAAAACCTTACCACCTGCTTTATTCCAGCGTTTTATTTGTGCTGGAACATCATCATATTCTTTAGCATTTAATACTTTTAACATAGTAGAAGCTTTTAAATTTGCTGGTCCTAAGTTAAATACCCAGCTTACTAGTGCATCAAATTGATTTTGTTTTAAATCAACATTTACTGCATCATTTATATAACTTTCATATTCTTCCATTTCATGTAAAAGTAAATTATCTGCTTCTTCTTGAGTAATAGTGTCGCCTTCTTCAACGCCTTTAGTTGAACCATACCCTATTGTTAAAACTCCTGCTGCACATTTATATGCTTCTAACTCGCAACCTTCAAATTTTTTAATAAGGGATAAACCTTCTTGTGATATGTTCATAGTGCTATTCCTCTTTTGTTGTAGTAACTTTTCTATAATAGACGACAACTTCTTTAAGTTCATTTATGTACCTCTTTAATTCCTGCATATTATATGCCATCAACTCATAATCAGGGACTGACATAGCAACAAATACTAGTTGTCCTTGGTCTTTTTCTACTTGTACTAAAAATTCATCAATGTTTTTATTTGATACTACATACCAATAAGGGTCTTTTAAATCTATTTCCCTTGGCATTATAGGTTGCACTATAGTTCTTTCTATAGGTTTAGATATGATTTCAACCTGTTGTTTACTTGGTATCAGACTGCAACTGCAAGCCATCATCAAGACTGTCGATATTACGACTATCTTTTTCAATGCTATCAAATACATCTTTAGTTCCTTTGTTAATACGAGGTTCAATAAGACCAGGTTTAGCTGATGCTAGTTTAGTTAAATTATGTCGTTTAAATATGTCAAGGTATCTTGACATTTCTTGTTCTATTTCTTGATTACGACTTTGAATTTGTAACAAACTATCTGTTTGCAAAGTAAAATCATTTTGCAATGATTCTATAGCTAATTTTTGTTCTTGATTTCTTAGTTCAAAAGCTTGATTAAGAGCAGAGAGTTTAGAGTTTTCATTCCATAACAAATAGCTACTTAATACTAAAACTACTATTATTCCAATTAAAACTTTACTCATCATTTCCCCATGTATATACCTGTAATGGTTTAGACTTGCCTTTAACCTCTATTGGTTCTAATAATTTTAACTTAAATTTAGACTTTTTGGCAGTTTCTTCGCCTATTAATGTTCCTACACCTGCAACCTTGGTACTTGATTCTAATCTTGCAGCAACATTACATGGGTCGCCTATAAGAGAAAATGCAAATCTATCAGTAGCTCCAAAGTTACCTGCAATACAAATACCACTATTAACTCCAATACCTATTGCTATTTCAGGTATACCTTCTTCTTTAAATTTAATATTTAACTGGTCTATGTTTTTTTCTATTTCTTGTGCTGCTTGCAAAGCTAAATTATGATGGTCATCTTGTGGAATTATTGTATTCCAATGAAACATACCTGCATCACCAATAAACTTATCAGTACATCCAAAATATTTATTAGCTGCTTTTACTTGTACATCTAATACATTATTCATAATATATGTGACCATTTCAGGTTCTACCGATTCAGATAAACTAGTAAATCCTCTAAGGTCTGTAAATATAATACTACAGTCAACTCTATTACCATTTACTTTACAAAGTTCTGGGTTATCTTGTAATTTTTTAACCATTCTAGGGTCAAGATATTTACCAAATTGTTTTTTAACTTGTTGTCTTAATTTATATTGTTCTCTAAATCTAAGATAAAAGCCTATAGAAGCTGTAATAAATTGTGATATTAAAGTCCAACTTACATCAATTAAGATTCCACGCTGTATAAGATAGTGTCCAAAAAATATTGTTGAAAAGAATAATAGACTGGTTAATGTTATTCCTGCCGTCATTCCAAAAATATTTATGCATAACCAGACAAAAGTTACTGTTATCACTAAAATTAATAATTCAGCAGCTAATGACCAATCAGGTATATAAGGACTATCTTGTATTAAGATTGATTCTGATAGTGCTGCTTGTATCTTATGTGGCTCTAATAATCCTACTGGAGTAGCTATCTGTGGCATTACACCATTAGCAGTTACGCCTATAAATACAAACTTACCTGCTACATCCATTTCATTTAATGTAGTTTGTGGCGTATCTACCCAACTAATCCACTTACGACCTAGGCTGTCTGTTTTGACTGGAGGTATTCCTCTGATTGATATTTCTTCTATACCATTATCATTAGTTTTTATAATGTAAGTTTTAACACCAAACAATGCTTTGTATATTTGTGTGCCAAAAGAAGGAATCCAATTATTATTTGGAGTGCTTACAAGTAGTGGTATTCTGCGAACAAGTTGGTCAACTTCGGTGGGAGCAATGGCTAGACCCTGCAGTGTATTATCTTTTAGAGTGTTCAGGTTTTCCTTAACTCCCATAGATACTATACCACTAATATCATTACCTTTGACAACTGTTCCTGTTGGCTTTGGATAATTACCTTTACCATCTTCAAACATTGCAATAACAGATGGTGCATATCCAAGTGTTTGTGCAAAGACTTCATCACCACCCATTCTATCTGCCTGTGGAAAAGATATAACCCAACCTATTCCTATTGCACCTTGATTAATAAGCTCAACTTGTATTTCAGCTAATCTTCTTCTAGGAAATGGATATCCACCTTCATCTTCTACATCTTGTTCTGTAATATTTAAAATTACAAAATTACCAGAAGGTTTTTGTTTTTTTACAAATGTATCAAATACTTTTAATTTTAATATTTCTGTTGGTGTTGACTGATATAAGATAGGCAAAACTAGTATTATAAGTATTATGAATATTAGTTTTTTCATTAATCACTTTGTGTAATAGTGATAGTGCTATTACTTCCTCCATTTACTTTAACAATATTAGAAATACCATCTTGTATAAATATAACCGTATAAGATTCACTGCCATCTAAATCTAATCTAACTGATTCATTAACACTTCTTCTTAAGCTTATAACATTACCTGTTATTAAGGCTGTTATTTGCGTATCTGGGTCTTTTCCTAAAAGTGTGCCTGTTATTTGTGTGCTTGTTGCTTGTGCTAAAACATCTTCATCTTCTGCTATTGCTAAAGCATCTAATACATTAAGTAAATCTTCTAAATAATTAACATCTAAAAAATTAATATCTAATTCATTAAATTCTAAACTATCTTCTTTAAGATAATCTTCTGCTAAATAATCTATATCTAAATCATTAAAGTCTAATAAATTTTCTGATTTATTTGAAACTATTTGTTCTTCTAAAATTACTTCTTCTTTAGGAGGTGTAACAATTAACATATTATCTATTATGTCTAATGTTAAATCTAAGATTACAGGCTTACTTGGTGCTGACTCAAACACACTTACTGTAGTTGCTTCATAGGGTTTATTAAGCACTACTGTTCCCATAGCAGTAACTACTTCTATCTCACCACTAGAGAGCCCTAGAGCGTCTGGTAATAGTATTATAAGACTACGACCTAGTTCATCAACTGTAGCTGTAAAGTCTGTACCTCTTATTGCTATATTGGCTGTAGGAGTTTTAAGAGTAATATTTTGTTTATCTATTTTATTTAGATTGCCTGTAATAAATCTTGCTGTGCCTAATCCAAAAGTCAAAGCCATTTTAGACTTACTTGGATTTGCATCAAATATATACTCGTCAATTATTAATTGTGAGTGTTCTGTTAGTTTTACTATTGAATCATCAAGAAATGTAATAGCCATTCTACCATTTGTTGTAATAGCTTCATCATTACTTTGTATAGCAAATTTTAAATTAGCATCGTAAAGCTTGTCTCTTACTATCTGTGCTGAACCATTCAGTTCAGAAATATCTCCAATATCAGCAGCTTGTGCTTGTACCTTGGTCGTTTTGGATAACACAAACAGTAGAACTAGCGTTGCCGCCATTTGATATAATTTTAAGCCAGTCATTATCTTGGGTACTCAGTTGTTGAATATTAAATGTTCTTGAACCGCCTGTATGGTCTAACCAAAAATACCCACCTGCAGAAGCATTAACCCCTGTACCAGTATAATTTACTGTATTATCAGAACCATCTATATCCATATAGTTGGTAGCACCATCAATATTAATGTTAGATGTTACTGTGTTATTAGAACCTTGGATAATCCAGTCTAAATTTAAGTTTGCTGCTATTGCAGTTGTACCTTGATTTAAAGTAAATGTATTTCCACTTCCTGTTACAGCTACATTTTGGTCAGAACCATCTGAACTATATGTATCTGTTGGGTCTACTTGAATAGTAAATGTATTAGTACCACCAGTAAAGTTGTATAAACCTGTAAAATTATCTGCAAAGATGTCTCCTAAAAACTTGTTAGTAGCACCAATCATATTTATATCTAAAGTCATTGTAGTACCATCTAAATCAAAAGCATTTACACTACCTGCTGTAGAATTTAATCCACCAATAATATTAGATATACCTAATTGTTCCAGGTCTATATTGGCACCAGTACCAGACTGGTCTACATATATTTCGTTATCAGCCGCGAATATCGGCAATGCAATCAGCATCGCAATTAGGCTTATTAATTTTAATTTCTTCATGTTTCCAAAAACTCCTGTCATAACCGACATTAATTAATTCTAACACAGCACTTTCTATAGATTTCATAAGTGCTATTGTTGTTGATTCATTGCGAGAATTACCTAACTCAACTTCTACAAGTTCTGTTCCCATCTCAATAAATCTAAATACATCTTCTGATTTACCATAACTAAATATAGTTTTTTCAGTCATTACTTCTATCAGTATCTCTCCTGTAGCTACTGACACCATGCGTAAGGTTACTGCTACGCTATCTTCTCTATATTGAATACTAGAACCAATACCTAAGTATCTAGCTCCTATACCACCTGTAGCAAGATTGCTTTCATAAGAAATTACAGCACCTTCGATTAATACTCCAGCAAATAACAAAGGTCTTAAAACTTTTCTTTTATCATCTTCTGAAGAAGATTGTTCTCTTGCCGACCTTATGAGTTGTCTTTCTTTTGTAAGGTTATCTAAACCAACTCTTTCAACAACTGTAAAAAAATCACCATTACCTGCGTGTTTTAAAGCTCTTATAAGCAATGCATTTGGTTGTTGAGTTATAGCTGTACTAAATAATGCAAACTCACTGTTGCTTTTACGTTGACCTGTTTGGTCTGTAAATGCTGTAGGATATACAGCTACAACAGGTTTTATTACAGGCTTTAAAACATTAGCTAGTTCTATTGATTGTAATTCAGATATTTGAACTACATCTTTTGACTTAAATCTTTGTTCGTATGTATCTTCGTATTGGTCAAATATAGAACAACTAGAAAGTAAAAGTACCAATAGGAATCGTAATTTCAGTAATTGTTCCATCTGCTTCCGTTATTTTAAGTGTTAATGTCACACCATCACTTGTGTATTCTATGGTGTTGCCTTCTAAAGTTATAGTGCCTGAAGAAGAAGGAGTTTCTCCAAACAAATTATTAACCAACTGCCTTGAAAGCTCTGCATATACCCTGGATTCTAGGTTACGCATAAAACGAGCCAGAGTTGAGTTTTCTTTTTCACGTTCTATTTCGTCTTGTAAAGCTTTTATTTCTTCTTTGATGGTTAATTTTCTTGAGAACTCTTGATTTTCAATCGTAAGATAATGACTTGATGTACCAATACCACTAAAACTAGGAGATTTAAATTTATGAACTATTTGGTCTGCTTTAATATTTTGTATAAAAATAGCTAAAATTAAAATTACAAACATAAATCCAAACCATACTGTTGCTTTTAACTTTGCTACTTCTTCTTGTTCTATTTGTTTTTTTGTAAGATTTCTTTTTTTATAACTTGCACTCATTAATCTTTCCTCTGGTCGTCTCTATCAGCTTTTGCTAATCTATCTGTATGCATTAATTGTGGTACTCCAAGTATAGTCTTGAGAAGTGTATCTTGTCTAATTATCTCATTGTCTACAGAACGTACTCTATCTATAAGAGCTACCAATATTCCATGTTGAGAATCTAATTTTTGACCTAATCGTTGTTCTATTTCAGATATTTGAGCTGATACTTTTTCATCAAGTACATCTACTTTAGTTTCCATGCCATCAATAATTTTATTAATAAGCTTCCAAATAAATAAACCTAAACCTATAGCTGCTGCTATTGGAAAACCTACTTCATTAATTAATTGAACTACTGCATCCATTATTCTACTGGTTCAAATTCACCAAGCTCAATTAGTTTATTTCTATTAACTAAATGTTCTGCTTCTATATCATCTTTAGATTGACCAAAATAAGCTACTCCTAAATATTTTTGTATCATCTGCTCATTTAAGTCTATATCATCAGCTATTATACTTCCTAAGACTCTGCCAAATTTACCTTTTTTATCTAATTTAGTTTTTACTTTTACAAGTTTAGCTTTAGAAATATTATCTTCTAAAAATTTAGAAGCCATT